GGAGGTATCAGCATGAGTAATGCAACCCGTAACTATCACGCCCATGGCGGTAATGAATGGGTCATCGGCGGAAAGCTGACCTTTCTGCCCGGTGCGGTTGTCGAAGGCGCGGAGGGGCTGTTTGACCTTCCTGCGGTTGGTGAGCCGGTTATCCTGCCCAGCCTCCCGGACAGCGAGGCAACCACGGTGGCCGCGCTGCGGGAGGACTTCAACCGCCTGCTTGTGCACCTGCGCAGCGCGGGTCTGATGGAAAGCCCTGATGCCCCGTGATCCTCACCGCTGACGATGTAAAGCAGCATCTGCGCATTGAGGATGATGAGGAGGACAGCTACATCGAATCCCTCATCCAGCAGGCGCAGGCTGTTGCAGAGGATTTCTGCCGCACAGAGTTCGGGGACGACGCACCCCAGCCTGTGCGGCTGGCGCTTCTGCTCATGGTTTCTCATTACTATGAAAACCGCGACAACCCTGATCGCACGATCTATGTAACCATGCGCATGGCCTTTGAAAATCTGCTCTACCCGTACCGAGATCCCGACAAGATGTTCTAACGGAGGTGATGATCGTTGCGCGGATACAAATCCTTTGACGGAACGCCGCATCCCGGCGATCTTCGCCACCGTATCCAAATCGGCTACACAGAGAACGCCATCAATGAAAATGGCTACCCGGAACCGAAGGACGTGATCCTGTGCAAGGTATGGGCATCTGCCATTGACGCAGGAAACCAGCACTATCGCTCCGCAGACGTCATGAACACCGAGCAGGTGGTCAACTTCACCATTCGCTACCGCCCGGACGTGAAACCGGGCATGTGGGTGCTGTTCAACGGCGAGAAATGGGAAATCTCCACGCTGGGCGAGTACGCCTTCACCAAGGCATACCTCGGCCTCAAGGCTTCCGTTGCGAAGGGAGTGAGCGGCTGATGCGTCAGGTACAGCAGGCTCTCAAGGACATCGGCATTCCTGTGTATGCCGGTGTCTGGCGGGCTACTTCCATGCAGCAGAATCCTCCGCAGCAGTATGTGGTGTATTCCACCACGACCACGGAAGCCGCCCATGAGGATGATCATCCTTCGTTGTATCGCACCTATGTGTACCTGAATCTCTGGTCAACCGTCGACCCGACCGAGATGCGATACAAAATACGGCAGGCCATGTACGCTGCAGGTTTTGGCATGGTGGAGGAATCGGACAAGGGCTACAATCAGCCCGCCTACGACACCGCCACCGGCCAGTTTACCGTGCAGTGGACATGGTGCTTAAGAGAGCTGGTGTAGCCATGCCTATGAACACAGAAGGCTTTGCTGAATTGGTCGGCCAGATCGAAAAGATGGCCAACCGACTGAACACCGATGCCGAGGGCGCACCCACGGCAAAGCGCATCCTGCAAGCCGCCGCCCAGCCCATCCACCAGCAGATGAAGGCCAACGCCAGTAGCGATCCTCAAATCATAGAAGGTAAGCTGCATGGTGCGCTAAACATCGGCAAGGTCAAGCGCCACCGCAAGGGAGGTCAGCATATCACCATCGGCGTCCATCGCAAGGATTGGGACGATGAGGATTACTATCCTGCCTATGTGGAATATGGGCACGGCGGCCCCGGCCCCGCGCCCGCGCATCCCTATATCCGACCCGCATACGACACCCGTCAGGATGAAGCCTATGGCATCATCCGTGACGGGCTTCTTAATGAAATTAAAAAGTGAGGTAAGAAAAAATGGCAGTTACTGCTTCTCCTACGGTTTCCTCGACCATCGGTCTTAAAAACGTGGTCATCGCTCCGCTGACGGCTGACACCGAAGCGGAATGCACCTATGGCGCGGTTCAGGCAGTTGCTGGCGCGATTGAAGCGACCATCACCCCCGAAAACGCCGATCCCGATGTTCAGTACGCAGACGATGTAGAGTTTGACGTGCTGTATCCCGACCCGGAGCTGAGTTTCTCCCTGAAGCTGGCCGATCTGCCGCTTTCTATTCAGGAAATGCTTCTCAACAATGCCATCGACGATAACGGCGTGCTGGTACGTTCCGCATCCGACAAGCCGCCTTATTTTGCAGTGGGCTTCAAGAGCGAAAAGAGCAATGGCAAGTACCGTTATGTATGGCTTTACAAGGTACGCGCCAAGCCCGTCACCGAAACCTATCAGACCAAGGAGGGTGACACCGTCACCCGTCAGACCGGCAGCGTGGAGTTTACCGCCATCAAGCGTACCCACGATGGTCGCTATCAGGCGGTGGCCGACGAGGGCGAGAACAGCTTTACCGCTGAAAAGGCCGCAACCTTCCTCGATACGGTCTACGAGCCGGTCTTCTCTGCGGCTTAATCATCTGCACAGCGCTCATGGGATATTCCCGTGAGCGCTGTGCTTTGGGGAGGATTCTATGTCACTTGAATCTGTAAAACGCAACGGGCACAACCTTGATCTGGGACAGTTTGAACTGGCCGGTGAATACGGCATCCCGCGGTTGCATCCTGTGCATTTAGACGAGCGCATTCAATGGATACGCTTCAATCACGCGCTGAAGGAACAGACCCGCGAGTGTCTTGGCGTGCATTTTTTCATCGATGATTACCTGTTTCTACGCGTGTGGAACGATCCTGCCCGGTACGCTCTGTTCCTGCGGAGCTTCAAAGCCGTCATGACTCCGGATTTCTCCCTGTTCGCCGATTATTCCCGCGCCGTGCAGATCTACAATCACTGGCGCAAGCACCAGCTGGGCGCATACTGGCAGCGCTTTGGCGTGAAAGCCATCCCGTCCATCAGCTGGGCAGACAGGGACAGCTATGCGTGGTGCTTTGACGGAGAGCCCGAGGGCAGTACGGTGGCCGTTTCCTCTGTGGGCACGATGAAGAATAAGGATTCACGCAGACTGTTCATCGATGGCTATCGGGAAATGCTGACCCGTCTTCAGCCTGAGAAAATCATTTTCTTCGGCGATGTTCCGGATGAATGCGGCGGTAATATTGAGCACCACGCGCCCTACTACGAAACCTTCACGAAAGAACTTGCTTTCTCTGCAAAAGAGAGGTAATGTCGTATGGGAGGACGAGGTGGACGCTCACACGCCGGTGGCGGCGGGCACAGCGATCAAAACGGCATTCCGCTTTCGCTGGCGAATCATGCGCAGTATGAGCAGCAATGGATACAAAACCGATTCCGCGATCTGACGCCTGCCCAGCAGCGCTACATATCCCAGCAGCTGGGACGGCTGTTCGCAGCGCACGACTTTGGCATGGACATCCGCAGTGAATATCTGGACAACGTCATTGCCGAAGGCTTCAAGAATCAGTTTCAGACACATACCTCGCAGGGCGCACTGGACTTTGACAGCCGCAGGCAGGCCACAGAGCAGCTGTTCGGCTCGGACGTGCGGCACATGCGCCCGGCAGACTTTGAGCGTTACGGCTATCTGGTGTCCCGTGACGTATCTGCCTACAACAATTCAGGCTATGGCGATACCACAGTGCGCTTCAAGCGCGACCGGGTCATCGAGCGCCTGACCTACACAACCGATGACAGTCTGTACCCCGCGTCCATACAGGAAGCCATTGCGGGCAAGGTCAGCACCAATTCCATCGCAGGTATATGGCTGGACGGCATGTCGGGCAGCGAACTGCTCCGGCGCGTGCAAAGCAGCGAGGGCAGCGTCGGTAATGTGCGGGACTGGCTGCGCGGCGTAACACACGGCGCATACTTGGAGCTGCAGTACCACGGTGCGCTGACAATTGACGATGTGGAAAGCATCAACTTCAAGCGCAGCCCGCCGTCGCAGGAGCTGCTGCGCAAGCTCCGTGCCAAGGGCGTGACGGTCTATTATCAGGGACGTCGCTATTAGGAGGATAGGATATGAACATCAAGCGCATTGTATCGGGCATCCGGGACTGGAATGTCATCTTTGAAATGGAGAATGGCCTGTTCGCCATGAGCAATGTGAGCCCGGAGGAACCTGTGCATTTTTCCATGAACCCGACCACGTTCCTGCGACATGGCTATTTTGAGGATGGCAAAAGGCTGGACGATGACACCGTCCGCAGAGCACGCGCTACGCTGGAACATTATCTGAACAACAAAGACCGGCTGGAAGATTGCCCGATGCTCGGCAGCAAGCGTGCCATTCGCGCCCTGCTCGGGCTGGACGCATGAGGAGGTATTTGCATGATTACCTGTACCCTTGGAAAACAAAAATATACGGTTGATTTTGTTAGCGGCAGAGCCCTTCGTGAGATGGAGCCTGCCGCTAAAATGTATGCCCGAATCGTTGCGCTGTCCAATGCGGCGGTGAAGGGCGAGCCCATCCCTGAGAATGAAAACCTGAACATCTCCGACGCCATGGATACGATGATCCGCTGGTTCTGTATCCTGTTCAGCAATCA